GAATTAAAAAGACACAAAGATAGATTTAGTTGTGAAATATCAACTACTATGAATCTAGGTGGTGATGATTGGCTAATCTATTTAGAACCATCTGGAGAAGTTGGTAAAAAAGGAATCAAAGTAGATTTAAAACCAGGAGATATGCTAGTCTATTCTGGTTGTGAATTAGAACATTGGAGAAATAAATTTAAAGGTAAAGAATGCGTACAAGTATTTCTTCATTATAATAATCGTAAAACACCAGGTGCTAAGGACAATATGTTCGATAAAAGACCTCACCTCGGTCTTCCTTCGTGGTTTAAACGATGATATAATTTTATGATGGAGGCAGGGCACCACCACATACCCCCTGCTTCCTTCATAAAATTTTAGGAGTTTAAATTGTTAGGTATAACCGCACTATCCCAATCGCCGATCGCCTCATTAGGGGGAACTAATGTTAATGTAGATGTAGTAGGTATAGAACTTAATACAGCTATTGGTAATACAACAGTTACTGCAGGAGCTACTGTTAATCTGACAGGTATCCCTTTAACATCTTCTGTTGATGATGTAACTATTAATTTAAACACTCCTGTAAATGTAACCGGAGAAGATTTAACTTTATCTTTAGGGGATGAAAACATAGTTGTCGATGTAATTGTTTCTGTTACTGGAGAACAATTAAACTGGACTATAGGAACTTACTCTGTTTCAGCAGAAGGTAACACTAGTGTTATATCAGGTGCTGAACAAGAACTTGAATTAGATACAGGATCAGTTACAACAACAGCTAACGCTGATGTTAGTGTTACGGGACAACAGTTAACAACAACACTTGGTATAGAAACCATAGATATAAACACTCCTGTTGATACTACAGGATCTCAACTAACCACTACAATAAATTCAGTAACTGTTGAGGTAATTACAGAAGTACCTGTTACCGGATCTCAATTAAATACTTCTTTAAATTCACCACTAATTACTGCATGGTCAAATGTAGACCCTGATGTAACAAATACATGGACTGAAGTAAATGAAGGGGTTTCAAATAATTGGGTTGAGGTTGATATCGCAGCATAGTAAGGATATAATAAGGCATGGCTTCAACATATTCTGCAGATCTTAAATTAGAACTTATGGCAACCGGCGAAAACGCTGGTACATGGGGAACTAAAACAAATACAAATTTAGAACTTGTTCAACAAGCAATCGCAGGCTATCAAGCAATTGATGTGGCATCATCCGATGTAGCTCTAGTAATGTCTAATGCTTCTATTTCTAATGCTAGAAATATGATTCTTAGTTTTACAGGAACCCTAGCAGGAACTAGAACTGTTACCATTCCAGACTCTATTGAAAAATTTTATATTATAAAAGATGATACTACCCATAGTGGTAATACACTTACTTTTAAAACGGTATCAGGTACAGGTTTTGAATTAGATGAAGGTAAAATTCATGCGGCTTATTCTGACGGAACAAATGTAACTGAAGTAGCACTTAACACTTTAGGTGGAACTATTGGAACTACACAAATAGCTGATGACGCTGTTACAAACGCTAAGATAGCGGATAACGCAGTAGACTCAGATCAAATTGCAGCAGATGCGGTAACTAACGCAAAAGTAGCTGCTGATGCTGTCGACACAACTCAATTAGTTAATGATGCAGTAACCGCTGCAAAACTTGAAAGAAAATTTACAATAAGTACATCTTCTCCAACAGGTGGTAATGATGGAGATATTTGGTTTAAATATTCATAAGGTTTTAAATGGCTACTTATAAATTTTATTACTCAACTAATGAGATTAGTAGTTTAGAAGAAAACTACAACTCAAGCTCAAACATTAAAGATGTTGAACAAGTTTTTAGAAACGAAAAGGGTAATGTTGTTAAAATTAAAAGAATTGATATTCTAGCTGATCCCGATCAAATTAATACAGATGAAGCCTTAGGGTATGAGGTACAGTAATGGCTAATACTTATGGCAAAGTTTCAGGAACATTCGAAGAGATAGAAAATGCTTACGGAAAAGTATCTGGCACTTGGCAAGAAGCAGATGAAATTTATGCAAAAGTATCCGGTACTTGGGAATTAGTATTTGCAGCTTTTACTGCAACTTCTCTTACAACACTAAGTTCTGGTTCAGGAACTTTTATAGTACCTGATGGTGCTAATGCAATTCACATTCAAGCTTCTGTTGGTGGTGGAGGTGGTGCTGCTGGTGGTGTTAGTTATGATAAAGCTGGTGGAGAATCTTCTGGAGCTGGTGGCGGATCAGGTGCGTATGTATCTGATAAAGTATTTACAGTAACCGAAGGTGAAACAATATCTTATTCTATTGGTGGTGGTGGAGCTCCAGGAAACCAAACAGCTAATTTTGGTCAACCAAAAATTGGAAGTGCAGGAACTAATACAACTTTATCCGGGTCAACTGCAGGATCAATATTTACGCTAGGCGCTGGAGGTGGAGCAAGTGGTACAGGTGGTGGAGTACAAGGACCACTTAGAACGAATACTGCAGGAACTGCAGGTAGTGCTACTATAAGTGGATCAGCTATTACTTCAGGAAATTTTAGAGATACAGACGGAGTTACTAAGTCAGTTACTACACTAGATTCAGGTCCTGTTGGAACTTTTAATCAATCGGGTAATGGAGCTGTTGGTCAAAATAATGGAAACTGTGGAGGAGACAACTGTCAAATTGCAGGTTCTAACGGTGCGGATTCTTATGCTGGAAATATTTCTGGTGGTAATGGAGTTGGTATAGGAGGTCCTGCTGCAACTGCTGGAACAAGAGGTTCTGGTGGTGGAGGTGGTGGAGCTCAAAATGTAGGTAGTACAGGAGAGACTGCTTTTGCTGGTGGAGCGGGTGAAGTTAGATATAGATTTTTAAGAGTAAATTAGTATAGTGCCTTATGGCAAATATATCCAAATGGTTTGGTTATCCTATATACATAACCAAGTTAGAAAACTTTGAAGAGATTAATAAAAAAATTGTACCTATCATCACTAAAGATATTACTCCAACCAATTCTCAGTATTCACGGACCACGGATGTAAAACCAAAAGAACTACAATCAATTGATGATAATTTACATAAAGATAAAAGATTTAAAGAATTATATATTGAGTTATCTAAAGTAATACAAGGTTGTTTATCTGCACAAAAATATAACTTAGATTTATTTGAAGTATATATCACAAAGTCTTGGGCAACTCTATCTGCTAAAGAACAGTTCATATCTTACCACAGGCACATGAGTAGTCATTTTAGTTTTGTCTATTACCCTCAATCACATGAACAAGGTAATCTTTTTTTACTTGATGATGATGCTCATAAAGTAGGATTAACTATACCAAAGAGAGATCCTTATTTTACAGAGTGGGATCAGAATAATTATGGTAAAGCTGAATACCCAGCTGAGACAGGTAATGTGATTATATTTCCATCTATGATGTTTCATGAAACAGGAAAGAATACAAAAGACATACCAAGACTATCTATTTCAGGGGATATTATGCTCACTATGAAAGAAGGTGTAAAATCTGAACATAATATACCTTCTCCGTCTACTTGGATGAAGCTCTAAAATGATGTAAAATGGCTTTATGCCTTTAACAAATGTAAGAATAGCCCCAGGAATTAATAAAGCAGATACTCCATCAGGAGCAGAAGGTCAATGGATTGACGGGGATTTTGTTAGATTTAGATATGGACAACCAGAAAAAATAGGGGGTTATACCGCTATTGGACAAGAAACTATTGCAGGACCCACGCGTGCTCAACATACTTGGAATGATTTAGAAGGTAGAAGATATGCAGCACTAGGTACATCAAAAGCATTATACATTTATTACGAAGATAAATTTTACGATATTACTCCACTAGCAACAGCAATCACAGGTGCAACTTTTACATCTACCTCAAGTTCAAATATAGTAACTGTTAATAAAGTTTCTCATGCTTTAGATCTTGGTGAGTATATTACTTTTACAAGTGTCACGATTCCAGGAACTTCATCATTTATTGATACAGATTTTACAAGTTTTACTTTTGAAATATTATCTGTTCCAGATGCAGATTCATTTACAATTCAAATGCAAACAACGGAAACCGGAACACCTATGTCGTCTACAGGATCAGCTAGTATAAATCCTTACGAAGAAATAGGCCCGACAATTCAAACTTATGGTTATGGTTGGGGTACAGGTAATTGGAGTAGGCTTACTTGGGGGTCAGGTACAACTAGCTCAAGTATTATTCTAGATCCAGGTTCTTGGTCTTTAGATAACTTTGGGGAACAATTAATTGCAACAATTAAAGATGGTAAAACATTTACTTGGAATCCAGGTGTGTCCAACCCGTTAGATCAAAGAGCAAGTATTATGGTAGGTGCTCCAACAGCTTCAAGATTAACAATAACTTCAGATAGAGATAGACACGTAGTTCACTTTGGGACAGAAACAACTATTGGTGATGTTTCTACACAAGATCCAATGTTTATTAGATTCAGTGATCAAGAAAATTATAATATATATGAACCTACTTCAGTTAATACTGCGGGAACTTTTAGATTAGATACAGGAAATAAAATTGTAGCTGCTATTTCAGGTAAAGATTACAACTTAATTTTAACAGATCAAGCTGCTTATCAAATGCAGTTTGTAGGACCCCCTTTTACTTTCTCAATAAGACAAGTAGGCTCTAACTGTGGATGTATCGGGCAACATGCTGCTGTTTATGCAGATGGTAAAGTTTTCTGGATGGGTGCAGGCGGAGGCTTTTTTGTATTTGATGGTACAGTTAAATTACTTCCATCACTTGTTGAGGACTTTGTGTTTACAACAACAGGAGATAATGTCGGGGTTAATTACTCTTCTAATGAGATTATCTATGCTTCACATAATTCTTTATTTAATGAAATAGTTTGGTTTTATCCAGCAGGAACTCCTTCAGGTAGTCCAGCAGTTCAAAACGATAGATCGGTTGTTTATAATTACGTAGAGAATAACTGGTCTGTAATGACTTTAGCTAGAAGTTCTTATGCAGATGCAAGTACTTATGATGTACCTTATGCTACAGAATATAATTCAACAGACATACCAACAATTGCAAATTTAAGTGGTGCAACTAATACTTTTGGTTCTTCTTTATATTTTGCTCATGAAGTAGGGAATAACGAAATAGCTTTAAATGGAACAGAAACAGCTATACCTGCTTATATTCAATCTGGAGATTTTGATTTACCTACAGGAGGTGACGGTGAATATTTAATGAGAGTAAGTAGATTTTTACCAGACTTTAAAAATTTACAAGGGAATGCAGTAGTTACAATATTTTTAAAAGATTTTCCAATTGATACAGGAGCTTCTTCCCAATTAGGGCCTTTTACTATAAACTCTTCGACAGAAAAAATAGATACTAGAGCAAGAGGTAGACTAGCTAATTTAAAAATACAAAATAATAATGTTAATGAGACTTGGAGATTCGGAACTTTTAGAGCAGATGTTAATCCAGATGGAAGAAGATAATGGCTAAAATAAATGTATACGTACCTGAACCACCTCAAGAATACACTACAGAAGGGTTTAGACAAATTAACCAAGCAATAGCAACAGTTGAAAACCAATTGAATACTTCTTATCAACAGGACTTGAAAAACGAACAAGATTCCTTTAATTACTTTATGTCATGACAATAAGATACAAAAGCGAAACATT